CTTTATTTTCTTTAGCCATTATTTCATTGATTTAATGTAGTTAGTGATAAGTGAGTATTGTCTATTCCCACAAGATTTGCAGTCATAATCAAACTTACTACCAAATAGAAATATAAAAACTTTATCTATCAACTCCTTGTGTTCTTCTAATGGCCCACCCATTCTACTTAAATCAGCGTAGGCTTTTCTAATTTCTTCCTGTGTTGGTACGTCATCAAATACATCAATAGGTTCAGGTAATGGTAATGGTTCTGTTATTGGTTTCTTCTTCTTACAACTTGCACATCCTTTCTTCTTAGTGCCTGGATTAGCAATTGCTTCTTCCTTTAACTTATTCAGCTTGTCCTTCATTTCGTCCATTGTCTATCGGTTTAATTTCATCTATGTTATTAAAATGGTCTATCTCCGGTGTTGGTTCAGGTACCACAATTGGTACAGGTGTTGGTTTTGGAATATTGTTTCCCTTGCAATTACACATATTATCTATTTAGTTTATTTATTATTGATTCTTTTGTTGTTGCTCTTATCTCCTTAAAATAACGAGAAATACTTGCAATTGGAATAGTTGTTTTTCTACTCACCGCTTTCATTGAACTGTTAAGAGTTAGGTACATATCCATCAATCCTCGTTGGAACCACGTTAGTTGACAATACTCCTGTTCTAATAATTGGTATAGTTCTTCTCTTTCGTAATTCTCCTGTTCATATTCTAAGTCATAACATGCTGATAGGTCTACATTCATTATGGTTCTTTCCCTGCGAATTTTGTAATGGAACGGACTTGTCTTAGAAAAATAGTTGGTTCGCATTATAGCGGTTATGTAGTACTTGATATTATTATCATCATAATCCCTCAGCACAATTTCATCCTTGTTATACAGTTGTATTATACACTCGTGTAATAACTCTTGATGTATATCACCGTCTGTTTTACATAACTTACGTGCTATTTCTAATAGGTCGTAGTAATGCAGTGATATATAATTTTCTATTTCTTTATTCATTCAGCATTTTTCTGCAGTCCGTCAGGAAACCACTAACCTCAAAAGCATCCATTTCGTTGTTAGATTCTATTGAACTTTCTAATATCTCGTCCAAAAATTGTATCCTGTTTATGGTTGGGTCATCTATATTCTCATCAATATAAATTAACAATTTATCTATTGCTTTAATACAAATTGCTTTTTTTTGTTTTGATGTATAATCAAAATAGGCTTTTGGTATATGTATAAAGCCTAAATCAATTTGCTCTCTTTTCATCATAATATTCCTTTATCAACTTTCTTATGCTTGTATGACTACACTTATAAATATACGCTAAATCAAAATAATTTAAACCTTCTTCATAATCTTTTATTAACTGTTCCATCTGTTGATGTACTGCTAGTAGTTTCCTCCCACCGTTTGTGTGTCCTATCTTTTTCTTCTTACCTGTCTCAGTAAAACATTCCCATACCTTATCTGCAGTCTTAAACCCTTTCTTCCACCACACACCATTTGTATAACTAAATCCCAACAATTCTAAGAACTGATGTGTTTGTTCTTTTTGTACGTGGTCAGCAAAAACATTACACCTAACAGGCACACGTGTTGAACCTCCATTATTTATTCTGTATTGTCTATTTCCTTCATTAGCTTTTTCAACGTGACACTTTTTACAATACTTGAATAATGTACCTAATGGACTTTTATAAAAATCATCTGCAGGTAATACTTTTTTACATTCAGCACATTTCTTAGTTGCATCTTGAACCTCCAATACCTCTGGTTCTTCATTAGAGACCAATACAGCCACTTTCTTTTCATTCCTTAGTCGTTGCTTATTGTACAAACAAGAGTAGCACTGATGCCTCTGTATTGAGTAACCATCCTTATTGATATACTTTCTAAAGTGTTTATCTTCTTTATCTATTTTACAATCAATACAAACCATATATATATAAATACTCTTTTTTAATTGAAAAACCACCATCAGGTTGGGAGCATTACTTCTTTACCTGTGGTGGTCTTCCTGTATAACAATCAATCTTCAACAATAATAAATATATACTATTGTATTGAAAGTTTGTATTGTTCATAAATTTTTAACAACATTGGTAACCTGCTGATTGGAATTAATAAACCATAACCAATATGGTTGGTTTCATACTTACTATTGTCTGCAGTTCTTAAACCAAATACATTTCTATTGTTGAAGCAATGTTTTAAGAAATTAGTTTCAGTAAAAATTAATCCAGTACCAATGTTGAATAACCAATAATCTGCTTTTGTTAATCTTAGTCCTGAAGATATTAATTTACCATCCCCTTTCTTATCTATTTTATATTCAATAAACAGGTTACCAGTATCCATTGCTTTATTATGGTCTTTAATTTCAACTGTACCATCTACTATCTTTTGTAGTATTTGATAGGCATTCAATTCTGCAGGATGGTGGACTCCGTCGGTTGGAAACTTTATATTAAAATTTCTTAGACTAAAATCACAATCACTATTATCTATTAGTTCTACTTTCATTATTTGTTTATTCTTTCGTTATAAGATTTAATGCAGCCAGACCACCATTTTTCTGCTACCTGTACATCTTCTTGAATAACAAGTAATGAACGATAATACTTATAACAACCCAGCAACCATTTTTCTGTCATAGTTGGGTTAGTTAATTTTTCTTGTTGATGTAATTCAATTACCTCAGCGTAAGTTTTGGTTTTAGGTACCAGTACCTTTTTTGTTTTACTTTTCATATTCTATATTTTATTTATTATTTAATACTTCAAACATACTTCTTCCTCTATTCATCTTCTTCTTATCTACTTCAACTACTACTTCTTCTTCTACTTCTTCTACTACTACAACTTCTTCTTCTACTTCTACTACATCTTCTACTTCAACATCATCTTCTACTACAACTTCTTCTTCTACTTCTACTACATCTTCTACTTCAACATCATCTTCTACTACATCTTCTTCTTCTACGCTAAGCCTTGCTTGATTTGCTACAGTTTGCTTAGGTTTGCTTGAACTTGCTAAGCCACCTTTCTTTCCGTTAGCAATTCTTTTTTGTCTTAATCCTTCGTTGTAGTTTAATAGTGGTTCAACTTGAGACCAAAATACTTCATCTAGTACATCTACTAATTGTATGTCTTTACCTTCGCAATGGTTGCACAGGTTTTTTAGGAACCTACGTACTCGTGGTTCATCCATTTTGTCTAATGCATCATTCCAACTGACGTAGAACTTGAAACTGTTTTTCTTTTCCATAATTGATATTGCTTTTAATTAAAAATTGGTCCACTACTAATATAGGCATTTAAATTGATAAAAACAAGGGTAGGGGGTGTAGTGTTGATAAATCAATCTTATGTGGAAAAGTACATGCCTCAGCATTTTTTTTTACAAAATATCCTTGTTATATTTTACTATAATCAAAATTAATCAAATGAGACGAATTACTATGGAGCCTGACCATAAACTATTATGGGACACTCTAACTAAGGAACAAATTGATGTTATTACTATCTTCATTGTAAATTACTATGATGAGAATGAAGTAGAGGAAGGTGCTGAGGCATTTAAAGCAGTATTACTTATGAACGTTGTAGACGCTGCAACCTACTTAACATCTCAACAGTACCTTATTTTTAGAAGCATTTCTGACTATCAAAAACTTGCAATATACCTTGCATTTTATTTATTCGAAGCATTGAATAGTGAAGATGCTAAGTGGCAGTATGATAATGATGATACTGTTTCAGCAGTAGGTTATAGTTATGATGTATATATTCTACATTGTTTATTTGCTTATCAAAATGCTAACATCACCAATTTCAAATTTTTTAACACTCAAAATAATAATTAAAATGGCTGCACCAAAAGACAAGGACGAATTAATTGTCCGTCAATCCCAAATGGAAAGAGCAATCGAATTGTTCCACCTATTAGAAATTAAACCATCAGTACGTGAGGTATGTAGACTATCTCAAATCCTAACGCAATTCATCTTCAACGGTGATGAAAATCATCCTGACATTAAGCAGTTTGAAAAGGTATTGGGCATTAAAGCACACTCAACGCTAGTGGTATCAAAAGAAATTATTAACTCACTTAAAGAAAATAAAAACAAGTAATATGAAAATTACTCCAATTAAAGAAAATGCAGCAATCAATTTTGCTGACTGTTTCCCTGATGTTAGTGACATTTTAGAAAATGCATTTGAACTTATTGTGGAACACGAAAATGTAATAGATGGTGCAAACCCTGAGGATTTTAAAGTACACTTCGCAAGTGATGAACCTAACAATACTTATGGTGGTGCTTTTATCACCTCAATCTTCGGTAGCTACCTGCTGCATGATTTACGTGAGAGACAAATTGCGTGGTATAAAAATGACCCCAACCTTTACACAGTAGTATTTTTTTCACTATCTAAAATTGAAGATGATGAAACAAATTAAATTAACAAACGAAGAAATATCTGCAGTTAAAAATGTATTATTTATTTGGAATGATTCCATAAAAAGGGGATTTGAAAATAATGCAATGTCAGATATGAATAAGAAAAGTAAAGCAGCTTTATATAATGATATGCAAAATATTTATAACGTATTAAAAAAATTATAATGAAACAATTAACAGAACTACAAAAACAATACATCTATATTTCTTTAGACCCACGTGCTAATGCCATTATGAATATGGTTGATAAAAGGCCTGATTTATGTTGGGATGCTCAAATAGAAGAGTTGGAAGTTATTAAATCCATTTTTGAATGGATGGTACAAGACGAAGAAATGACTGAGGGTGTTATTACGGTACCTAAATCCCAATTGGAAGATGCTATTGATTTTGCAACAAAAATGTGTGAACAAGAAAAACAAAATAAATAACCCACCCTAAAAGGACGGCTGCCGGTGTGTGGCTGTCCTATTTTAATATTAATGTTTATGTTTATTCAATTATCAATTAATCCCAACTACTCAATCAATGAGGCAGGAGTAGTGCTAAATAATATCTCAGGTAAGGTTATGAATGACCATTACCACAGAAACGGGTATAAGAAATTAAAACTACCTGTTGATGGTATTTGGAAGCACCAATTCATTCACAGGCTTGTAGCTGCAGCATTCATACCCAACCCTGATAATAAACCACAGGTGAACCACATTGACGGTGTCAGGGACAACAACCACGTTTCAAATTTGGAGTGGGTTACAGGTCAGGAAAATACCTGGCACATTGGACACCGTAAATATTTTGAAAGGATTGAGCAGCTTTACAACGAAGACAGAACCATCTCGCTTGACGAGTTTATGGTTAAGTTAAAAATATTTGGCTATAAGCTAAAAAAAGATTAATAAACATTTGGGATTGTGGTGTTACTTTCCTATATTTATTAATAGGACAGGGGGTTACTTATTTATTTAATTTTGATATTGCCCATTTCAGTTTGATTATTACCTCCTGTCCCTTTTACTTAGTTTGTGAAGTTCAATATAAATAGAAACATCGGAGCTGCTTTTCCAGGCGGCTCCCTTTATTTTAAAAATGTGGATAAGTTTATTTGGTAAATTGGTTTTACAACCATTAGCTCATTAGAGGCGTTTTAAGACACCCTAAATCGGTTTGATACAAATACCTTACTCATAGGGAGAAAGTCTAACCACGAGGTTTGGGGATAAAGTAATGCATAATGTGGATAAGTTTATTTGTTGGTATGAAAATTAGTCGTATCTTTGTGCTTTATAAATCGGGACTATGTCCCATAAAACAAAATGTTATGGCATATAAAGTAATTGAATTAATCGTTCCTGAACACGAAATTATGGAACAAGAGCATTGGTACTACAACGACCGTCTTACTAAGAAGAATGCTACGGTATGGATGAACATTGTTCTTAAAGACTACGAGATTGAGCTAGCTCCTAAAAAGTACCTGCTTAGAGTTTTGAACTTTAGAGACAGCGGTAGTCTTAGTAGTGTTCGAGATATAATTAGAACAATTGATTAAAAAAGATTTGGTGGGGGACTAACAATCCCCTACCTTTACATTCTAAAACAAAATGTTATGGCACACACACTTTCAATCGCACCTTACTTTATTGCTGCAGTAGTGATAATTTACAAATTCAATAAACTAACTAAACTTAAATAAAATGTCAAAAAGAAAAACAGGTCATACGACCACTAAGAACACTCAGAAGAAAAGCACTAAGCCTACGAGCATTACAGACCCATTACAGCATGAAAATGCTATTATCGGGGTAATGTGTATAATTGATAATAAAGAGCAAATAACCCCCCTTAGATTTGCATTTCCTAAAGTGCATCTATATGATTATATATTCCCAATAGATGCTAATCTATTAGAGTTGCGTGAAAATGCAATGAAAGATGTGGGTCAATTATATTATGCATTGACAAACTATGATAAAGTTAAATCAACATTAAGGGATTTAACACAGGCTGATATATTCAACAAATTGGTTGAAGCCACAGGTGCATTTGTTATGGTTGTAGCAGAAATAGATAAATTAAACTTAATTGAGGCCAATTTTAAGGTTGAAGAAAGTATTGGATGTATATTTGGATTTACCTACGCTGATAATGAAGATGGTAGTTTTACCATCGAAGAAACACAGGGAGGTATTAACTATACTGATTATACAAGTTGGCTTGAAAGTACCAATAATCTAAAAGAAAAAGTTAAAAACTAATCCATTTCCAATTATCATAAGTCAGTTTTTTTAACATTTTAACTGACTGCCCTACTGTTTCTACAGTGGGGTTTTTTATTTCTTTTCTAATTGGGCGTAGCAAACTGCTAGTGCTTGTTCTTGAGTATCATACTCACTTCCTATAGCTCCCATACAGCGACTGATGTATTTCTCTTCAGTTTCGTTTGGTTCAGGTTGTGGTATTACAAACTTCTCTTCAACCTGCAGTGGTAATTTAATTTCAAAATTGTTCTGCTTCAATCTGATTATATCTTCAAACTTCATATTATTTAAGAGTTAATTCGTATTTTATTTGATATAGAAACTTTTGTAAGTCATCCACCTGATTTTGTATCCAACTGTCAGCACCTAAGCCTAATCTCTCAGCTTGAGTATAAACACACAATCCTTTTAGATATTCGTAGGCTTGACCCTCTTTCCAATCCACCAATGGTTTGGTTGTGTAGCCAACAATACGTGGACCATATCCTTGCAGACTTTCAACAAGACTATCTATGTGTTCTGTAATGCCTTCGTAAAAATGACCTAATGCTTTATGTTCAGGGTATAATGTTGTTTGGTGATGCCATATCTGAGCTTGTGTTTTTGCTTGATGAAGCACACTTATAAATTCTGCTTGTGTCGCCATTACATTAATTTTTTAATTTCTGTTAAATTTAATTCCTTTTCATTTAAGAAAATTGAATTGAAATTATGACTTACCCAAAAGTTTAATTCTTTTGAGTTTATCTTATATTTTTTATCTAATTCTAAACTTAAAATCCTTTCAAAATATTCTGCTTTATATCCTAAGGTTAGTTCTTCTTCTGTTGGTTTTGGTAAATAATAATCTATATTCATATTTTAATTTTAGTAGCAATCTTGACAAGGAGGATTTTCATGCTCCAATTCACTATACATTGGTGTTCCACCAGGTAATGCATCTCTCAATGCATATCCTTTTCTTGTTGTATGTTTAAGGTAAATACCATTCATATATTTCTCACGTCTATCAGGTATCATACCATCAATTGTAGATGTTGAAGTGTAGTCAGGGAATTGATTTTGACCTTTACCAGTTAATAGATAATCTAATAGTCTTGTCATATAAAAGTCAGCACGTTGCTTCTGAATGTTTCTTAAGTACTTAAACGTTTCAATATCAACAGCGGTAGCATTCTCCATTGTACCTTCAACCATACCTCTATTCATTGTTCGGAATTGGATACTAGGCATTGCCTGGAAATAGGCCTGTTGGATTAAAAATGGTTGTATATAATCATTCACCAATGTTGTTTCTGCAGCATTAAAAGTATTACCTGTTGCAGTTACTTGTGAACATAAATGATTATAAAATTTGGTACCTAGAATCGTCTGAAGGTCTATGTCAGAGGCTACCTGTATTTCAGCTTTTAACAAATCAATTTCTACATTTCGGTTTATGTTAGTAAATGCTTTTAATTTTGTTTCTGATATTAATAATACTCCCATCTTAATTTAATTTTTTATATTCTTCTTGTGTTAATTGATGAATTTTTTTAGATAGTTTATCTAAATCTTCTTTTGATATTAATTTACATTCAAAAGTTTTTTCATTATCCGATATAGATAGTGCAATTCCAATTGTAATTAATTCTTCTTTTGTTAATACTCCCATCTTAATTATAATTTAATTCTTCTTCGCCTAACCACGCGATACAATCTTCTTGAGTAAGACCGAATCCACTCATTAACATCTGCATAGCTTGACCCCTTGTTATTTTTTCTTTATTATACTCACGTACAATTCTTAATAAACCTTGATATTCTCTTCCTTTCAATCCTTTAATATTTTCATTCACAGGAACTGCTTCAGCTTCCACAGGAGTTACAGGCTTATCAATTACTTGAGGATTTTCAGTTACATCACCTGTTAAGAATAAACTTAAAGGTTTAACTTCAAACGTAGTAGGCTTTTCAAATTTGATTGAAAGTAATTTATTGAACACAGGAAGCATTTCGTTTTGATAAGGTTGAATAACCATCTTACGGAAATATTCTGAGTGTTGAGTAATTTCATCACCACCACCTAATTTACCTGCTGTAGCAATACCGAAAAGTTCTGCTGAACTTACTCTATGTGCTGATAAGATATTACGTGTAATATCATCGTTTAATGATTGATAGTAGTTGTCATTATCGTTACGAGGTATCTGTGTAATTTCAGGTGATTGTTCCTTACTCTCATTGAAAGATATAATTGCTTGTCCTGCATTATCTGTTCCACCATACTGACTTTCTAATGCTCTTGTGATTGTCAACATTTCTTCTTCACCAGGGATACCATTGTTATAGTTAATCCATAATGACGGAACCATACCTTTACGTAAGTTGTTTAGATGAAAGTTCTTAGCTTCAATATCTACCTCAATTGCACGTTGTCCTGCTGACCAATCAGGGATTGGATAATAAGATAAACCTGGTTGATAGTTCTTAAAATAATAAATCTGTGATTTACTACTTGTGTTCATATCAAATGCAGGATATTCTTCAGGCTTGTATTTTTTAGTATCAGTCCAATTTGGTGAGTAATAATAATGGTCTACTTTATCTTCATCGTTTAATTTACCACTTCTAATTCTTGAAAAATCAATATGATAAATCTCAGCAATACCTTTACCGTCTTTTGTTTTAATTACGTTTAATGCAAAACCACCAAATAACATAAAGTCCAATGCACATTTTTTCATTACATCAGTTACATTCTCAGATGGATTTACAAGATTAATTGAGGCCATTGGATTGTTTAATGAAACAATACCATCACCCATAATCTGATTTACCTTACTTGTTACGACAGCTTTATGAATGCTGCAATTATCGTAAAGGCTTATAAAGTAGTTAGGTAGGAGGTTCGATTCTCCGTAATACACCCAATTTACTCTTTGTAAAACTTCACTATAAATTGGCACTGAGGCCATTCTGAAGTTTATATTTTTTAATTGACTCATATTTTTAGCTTATGTATATATAATTTTCATTCTCTTCATTAGGAGAAATGTATTGTGTAAATAATGGTTCTTCTTCTTGACCTTCTAATATAGCAATGCCAACGAACACAGGAAAGTCTGTATAACCTCCACCTTGACCGAAAATGTTTAATTGATACTCACCTTCATAATTCAAATCATCTACGTCTAATGGTAATGTAATTAAGCAATAACGTATGTTTTGTGAATATTGTGCAGGATTGGATGTACTAACTAAATAACTTTTAACCTCCATACTCATAATGTGAGTGAATGTTAATGTATAACCTGTAAATTCAGGACGAGCATTATTGTTAATGTTCATCACTAATTCATTTCGTTGTCCTTTAATAATGTATAGCATATATAACTAAATATAAAAAATTTCAAGTTGAAAGGGTATATTATAAAAAAAAGGGTCCTAAGACCCTAATTTTTTTAAACATAGAATATAGAAAATTCACCTTTCACAAGGTTACTAATTTCTTATTAAGCTACAGTGAAACCACCAGCTTGTAAAAGTGCATTTAATGCAGTTACGTTAGAAGCATTGATAGTATTTGCAGGGGTGTGTTCTTGGCCCGTCCAAATCATTTCAAATCCATTTCTATCACCGAATGCAGTACCTGAAGCAGCTGCACCACCAGATAAATACATACCATTCACTTGACCTAAGTAATAGAACACATCGTTTTGGTCTTGAGCAATAATTTTAATATTATCGTTCTGTCCCAATACTAATAGTTGGTTTCTTTTTTCTTGTGAATATCTGTATAATACTGCAGTCAAAACTTGTTCGTAAAAAATTGTACCATTTTCGAATGACTTAGTTGTGTTCTGTGCAAGTGACGAAGTGTTTCTTTTAAGTTCGAAGTTGAACCAGTTTCCTGCTCCTGTGATGCCTGATATTGGACCAGTTACATCATAAGCAGTAGAGCCTGAAGTTCCTCCTGAATAAGTTACACCACTAACAGATGCAGTAGTTCCTGTTGAAGTACCTAAAACCCAAATGGATTTAATACCACCGATACCGTCAGAACAACCTAAAGTAACACCTTGAGATATATAACAACTCATATTTTTATTTATTTATTTTTTTTGTTTTATTAAAAAGGGGACTTTCACCCCTCAGTTTTTTTATTGCAATTAAGCTAAGTTGTTAGTTGCGAAGTATGCTGTTGAACCGAAAGTAGCAATTGTTACACCATAGTTGTAGTTTGCTCTTAAACGTAATTCATCAAAATCCTTACTGTACCAAATAGTCAATTTTTCGTGGTCTGACATTAATCCAAATCCAACAACCATAAATTCTGCAGGTCCAATTACGATTTGATTAGAACCGTTTAAACCGATTGTAGGAATAACTTTTACGTTAGTGTTAGGATGTGTAGCTTCCATATTTCCTGTAATATCAGCAGCACCGATATAGTTTTGGAAGAAGTTAGCTTGAGTTAATGCTTGTACATACTTACGGAAGTTTGCATAAGACATAAATACTCTTAAGTCATCACGAGACATTGCATTGTCATCAAGAACGTTGATTAATTTATCAACTTCTGTGATTGGGTTACCTGCAGTACCGTAAGGTTGTGTGTTGAAAGTTGTACCTGTTGAGTTAGCAACACCTGTTGTACCTGTAGAAATTAATAATTTCAAACCGTCGAAACAAGCATTAGTTGAACCTGTTGCACCTGTAGAACCTTGCCACAATTGTTGCTCAATTCTTTGTTGGATTTGCTTAACTTTTAAATCAGCAATTTGTTGTTCAAATGGAACTGACTCTTGAGTTGAAGATTTAGAAGACATTAACATAGATTGGTAAGTGTCAAATAAATCTTTATAACATAACGCTTCATTGTACTTCTCTTGACAAGTAGTAATGTTTGTTTGTGTGTAGGTTGTAGTAGAACCAGTTGGTTGCCATCCACAAGTACCTGATTGGAATTGGATTGAACTGTTTAATAAGTTCAAAGCCTGTGTTCCAGAGATGCCCAATCTTACATTTACGTAAGAAGGTGTCGTTGCACCGATAAGTGCTTTTGCTAATAATTCACCACCAACCTGGTCAACATAGTCACCAATTGCTGCTACATCATAGCTAAAATTTTCTTTCTTTAAAATTTTCATTTTTTATTTTTTTTAATTTTTATTTTTTATTTTCTTAATGCCATAATTGAAGCAACTTTTGCATCCAATGTGTCATTATAATCATCTACCTTATTAAACTTAGAAACTTTACCATCAGCTATTTTCTTAGCACCTGGTTCTTTTCTAAATGCACTAAACTCAGCGTTCATACCTTCTACTTTACCTTCTAAAGCAGCAATTTTCTCGCCTAATTTAACTACTAATTCTTTAAGTAATGCAACCACTTCTGATTCCATTCCTTCTTTTTTAACTTCTACTTCAACTTCAGCTTCGGGTCCTTCCATTGGTTTCTTTTCTTCTTCCACTTTTTCAGCAGGTTCAGTTACCATTGCAATAACTCCATCCTTAGTTTCAATCTTAGTACCGTCTTCTAATTCGTGAACACCATCGGGTGCAGGAACTTCAGCATCAGCAGTAACTACCAATACTTTTGCACCTTCAACCACAGCATCACCTTCAACTTTAACGACTGTACCGTCTACCAATTTAGCATCAACAAAAATCTCACGTACTGATTTAATTTCACCATTAACAACTTCAATGCTGAAGTTCTCAACTAAACGATATTCACCATCTTCCAATGCCACTTGCTCAAATGCTTCATTGATTTTAACAATTTTATTACCTGCTTCTAATTTAGAAACTTGTAAGATTGTATTATCAGCTAACTTGAATGATAAAGGAGTAGATTCTTCGTTTAAGAAACCAAATTGTACCATCAATTTTTTAATTTCACCAATTGCGGTTTTTGAATTTGACATAATCTATTTTGTTTTTTTATTTTATTGTTCTACTACTAAATATACATTTGTATATATAATTCCACTTTTATCTAATATTTCTTTAATATTTCAGCAACTTTATATAGGAACATTTCTTCCCTGCTAAATGCTGCCTCTTCTGAGAAAAATCCTGACACACTAAATCCGTTGAGTTTCCCTGATTTTACCTTGTCCCAAATCTCAGCATTATTTACCTTCATTGAAACAAACCACGTACCTACAGGTAAATCTTTATAACCATAATCAGTTGATTTATCGTTGTCACTTTCCTTAATCCAACTTTCCAATACGTGAATATCTTTTATTGCTTTACCATCATGCATTTGGTCATTGTTGTCAATCAGCTTATTTCTCATATATTTCTCCGCAATCATCTTAATCGTTTCAGGAGAGAAGAACACATAATAAGGTCTACCTAACTCATCCTTACGGAATATCTTTTGGTCAGGTATCATTGCAGGGCCTAATACAATATGTTTTTCTTCACTATCGATTTGAAAATATTGTTTAGAGAAATTAGATGGTGTTAAATATTCAAACTCATCTAAGAATGTTGTAGGCTCTACTAATGGTTTTGCTATTACTTTCTTTTTCTTTTCAATGCCTGGGTCAACATAACCACCAACTGCACCTACATCATAACCAAAATCATTTAACTTACTCTTCGCCCAACTTAATGCTGACTTACCACCCCAACTATCATACATCAACTTACCACATCCGTCCGAATATCCTTTACTACTTTCTAAATCTTTTTCGTGTCTTGATAAATAACTATACATTCTTTTAACTGTATCTAAACTAATTGCTTCACCTTTTGCAAGTTGATTAGCTCTAATCTTACCTACCTCAGTTCCACAACTTCCCCATCCATTTTCTTCAACATACTTCAATACTGCTTTCGCGTTATTCTTCACACTATCAGGATAATCACTTACACTTTCCATATTCTCTTTTCTTAGAGGCACACAGTTTGGTGAACCATCAGGTTGAAGACCAATAGGTTCATAACCTTCCCAACAAGGATTTGGTTCAATATCTAATTTCTTTCTTTCTTTTGATAAGCCTAAGTTCTTAATTGTTGACTTAGATGGATTAGCTGCAGTCTTACTTGTTACGGTACTAGGTTGTATAAACTCAGGCTCCAATTCTATTGGGAAACCTGCTACAGTTATTTTATCTTTATTTACTGATGCTTTATTAACAATATCACCACTACGTTTATAGAATATTCGATACCACTGGTGCCTGCAATTCCAACCGCCACGCCAAAATTGTGCTGATTGACCAAATGAATTAACCTCACTTTCAATCTCCTCTATTCTCCATACATAATTCTTGTTTATTAGTTGTTTGCAAAATTGACGAGTTGTGGCAATTATTGCTGACTGTTTGATATTAGAGTTTAATGCATATTTGTATCTAACTCTATAAAACTCATTATCTTCATAAGATGCTTTATTTGGTGCTGTAGCAAAATTTTCTTTAACAGTTTCAATTCTTTCTATCTCCCAACCTTCTTCCAATAACTCTTGTTCAGGTTGTCCTTTTGATAATAATCTATCTAAATATATATCATCTTCATTGTCAGGGATATGAAAATCATGCTCTTTCTCCTTAGCAAATGCAACCCAATTAACTTCAATTGCAGGTTCATCTACCAATGATATACTATCAATACCACTTACATCATCGTCTTCTTCTATTTTTAGTTCAAATACTTTTTCGTTCTTTACCATAATATTAAATATAAAAAATTCTAAATCAGTTATAAAGTTGATAATGATTTAAGTTTAGCTTGTTTTTCTTGTTCTGTTGTTAATTCACTTGACACTACGTAAGTCTTAACTATAATTGGTTCTGTATTAAGTTTTTCTATTTTTGGATTATCATAAGCAGCACCTTGATTAGTACTACCTGCAAAAGACTTTCCTCCACCTGCAACATTTAATGCTGATAATAACGGTGCAAATGCAGTAACAGCACCTCTTGTCATAACGGCTTCTCCACCTTCAGCATTAATCATAACGCCACCACCTGCATGTCGTGGCCCATTAATCATTCCACCATCACCGTAGTTCTTACCGTAATTTGCAATTGGTGGTGGTGCTGCAGGTGTTCCACTTCCGCCACCACCTTCGAATGTTGTACTATCTATTTTTTTGATTTGTTGACCTGTTAATATACCTAATGCTATTACATTAAGACCTTTCGTAATCCAATCGAATGGTGAAGGTAATGTTGAAGGTTGTGTTAAAATCTGTATGATACCTGATGCTGCTGATAATAATGCTGTAGATTTTTGTAGTTTCTTTCTCTTTTCAAATGCTGACCTACTTGTCTTAGCTTCTTCATCATATAAACTTGCAACGGCATTAGTTACATTTGCTAATGAATCTAATGTCTGTGTAATACCATCAATCTGAGCCTGTTTAAAGGCTCTTTCAGTATCTATTTCTTGCTGAGTTATTTCCTTTCTCTTATCAGCATATTTTTGTTTAATCTGAGTTTTTTCATATTCAGTAAGTTCTGTATTAGCTAACTCTAATTTCTCTGCCTCATCTAATTTTAATTTCTTTTCAGCTAAACGTTCTAAATCCTTATCATAATCATTTTGTTTAAGACCATTTAATCTATCCAATTCATTCATTTGATTTTGAATAGATTGTAATATAATATTTCTTTCTTCGTCCGCTTTTTGTTTTTTACGTTCTATTAATTGGTCTATCCTTTTAATCTCAATATCATTCAATGCTTTTTTATCCTCAGCATATTTCTTTTCTACTTCATAAACGGCATCCTCATATTCTTCTTGAGTTAATTTCTTTTCACCTAATTGTTGTTTAAGTGCTGTTAATTCATCAGACATTTCCTGGTCTTTCTTCTTCTTATTAATGTCTTTTTGTTTCTCAGCATAACCTGCCGTTTCCTTTATATAATCACCCTCTAATTTTATTCTGTCTGCTAATAAGTTCTTATATTCTACACTATCTTTCTTGTATAAAGCCATCTTGTCGTTAATGTCCTTGATTTTCATATCATAGGCTTTCTTCGCAAATGCTTTTTCTATATCTAATTTTTGTTGTTCTGATGTTGCTAATGCTAATTCTTGCTCCTTCATTTTTTCGAGTTGGGCCTCATCCAACTTATCCTGAGCTTCCATATTTTTCAACCTTTCAGCCAATGCTTTATCTGCAATATCTTTTGCATCAGCAGCATTCTTCTTTTGGGTCTTAGTCATTTTCTTAGCACCTGCATCAAACCTTTCAGTAGCTTTTTCATAGTTGTCACTAAATGATGTTACAGACGCTTTAGCATCTTCCCATGCTCCTGCAAAATCACCTTTAAATAATTTAACAACTGCACCACCTAATTTACCTAATGATTGGAACACTGCTGTAACCGCTGAATAAACCACTTTAAAGGCCTTAGTAACATATGGCATAACTTGTATAGCCAATTCGATAAACCCGTCTATAAGTGGCTGTAATGCTTCCATAATGCCACCGAAGATTTGTTCCATTGCAATTAACAATGGTTCTAACTTTTTCATTGAACCTTCTGTCTGACTAAATGCTGCAACCAATCCTCCTATAAGTGAAACAATCAAACCAATACCTGTAGCTTTTAATGCTGCACCGAATGATGTTGTTGCTACTTTTGCTTTATTTAAAGCATTACCTAACATACCAACAGGCCCACCTGCTGATGCTAAACTATCAATCCAATCAGAAGAGGCACCTTTTGCTCCTTTAATCTTATCTTCTAAATCGTCAATTTGGTTAAATAATTTTTTAAATTCTTCTGAACCTGCAGCAGTTTGTTTAAGTTGTTTTTTAAGTTCTTTTAACTGAGCAATTGAACCGTCAACATTACCTTTAACATCTATTTCTACTTCTATTTTCTTAGCCATATTAATCTAATAGTTCTAATTTTGCATTTTGGAAAAAATATTCCAAAAGTATTTTATTTCCTTTCAATTGGTTAATAGAACTAAAGTCTATAGTTGAAATGTTTAATTCTTTCTTCTTAGTCTTTTTAACCTTCAATTTCTTTTTATCTTTTATTATTTCTATTTTCATATATATAATTTTAACATGCTGAACCACAGTTTAATAAAGTAAAGTTGGCTACATCCGCAAATGGTATCCCAATCATAATTGTTGAACAAGTCACACAATCTGTTATGGTATAAGTTCCTAATGAACTGATATATACGTATGTTGCTAATTCTGCATCTTTCTTAATATATTTGATATATCCTGTTTCTGTTACATTCAATGTTGCACCACTTGTAAAACCACCGCCTGTAGCTGTTGGTGTCGGGGTTGGTCCTGAAGTTGCTGTAGGAGTTGGCGTTGGAAAATCAGGTGTTGGTCCAGGCGTAGCGGTTGGTGTTGGAGTAGGTAAGCCTGTCGGTACATAAGTATAACATACAGGATAAATTGATTTTGCTCCTATAAATCTAAACTCAAAATAGTAATTACCATATTGGAATGTAGATAAACCCATTTGTGCAGGTGTTACCGTTATTGTATTTGTCCCACTATAACCTGTTAATCCTGTTGTTGCATTAGTTACAATATCAACACATCTCCAAGGTTTATAATAATTTTGATTGGCTGCCAACATATGTACCGATAATAAATGAATATCACCATTACTTGATATAAAAGGTTCAGCACCATTTTTTGACCACGTCCAATTGTGAGTAAAAGTAAATCCTGTACTTGCAACAGTTGTAGCACTAAAATTGGTTACCGTACCTGAAACACTATTATCATTAATAGTATGAACAATATTAATGTCATACTCAGGTAAATCATTATTTGGATAAATGAAGTTTTGATTGTTTAACTGTGGTATATATTTGTAGCTCATATATGTAAATATAAATTATTGATTATGGGTGTCTGAAATTATGAACTAATACAATTATCTGTCCATATTACTTCCAACGTTTGACCTGGATTTATTGTTATTCCACTCGTAGTTACTGACCTTGCATCAACTGTTGGAGTTACAGGTATAACTAACATAGGTGAATATGTATAACCTGTTGACCATACTGAAACTGAATCTACTTTTACATCAACTGTATATCCTGTTATATTTTGAGTATAAGCTGTATATGTTGTGTTCTGAGATAAGTTTCTTGTAATAGTTAATGGATATGTTCCTGATGTAATACCTGTTACAGTATCACCAAAATTATTACTACTTATCCACGTATCATTTGTTCTACAACGAGTTAATGAATTTTGTGTAATACATAAATTACTTGCAGTTTTTGTATTAGAACTTGTCCAATTAGAATTTGCTACATACGTATATGTTGTAGATATTGCTGCAGGAGTTGGGGTCGGAGTTGGAGTTGCTGATTGAGTAGGAGTTGGCGTTGGCGTTGGGGTCCTTGTTGGAGTAGCCGTTGGGGTTGGTGATGTTGTTGGAGTTGGAGTTGGAGACGGTAATGGACAAGGTATCATTAATGAATCTTTATCACCAATATTAGTTGTGCCTCTTCTTCTATATCTTACGTATCCTCCTGATGATAAATAAAATAATTCATTAGCACCCAATGTATTAATAATATCATTTGAAACTACAGTTGCAGTTGTTAATGAAGCTGTATCAGCACTAAAAACATATGACGGTGCTTCTTCACAATAGTATGTAATTGATTGACCTGTTTGACCAAATCTTGCCGTTATAAATGCAGGAGTTGGAGTTGGGGTCGGAGTTGCTGTTGCAGTAGGAGTTGGTTGTGGTGGAACAGGTGGTAAATAAGCTCCCTTTTGAACTGTTCCATTTGTTCCCCCTGAATAACCTGTCCAACAATTTGTTGAAAATGTTGCACCATAATCATAAGAAACATAAGGACAAGGTTGAGCAGCTATTAATATTGTATCACCTAATGCACTACAAGATATTGTATTACCTGACCAATTCGTAACTGTCCAACTAACACCATAGTTAGTTGATTTAGCACCACCATTATCACCTAATATATATTGGTACTGTCCATCTTCAGACATAGCAATTGTTGGTATATAGCCTGTAAAGCCTGTTATATTTGTATATGTAAAAGTCTGCCCATAATCATTTGATTTACCAATCCTTATAATATTTGTACCATCACCATAAACTCCAACCATAGTCATATACTGACCGTCTGCTGACATATCTACACTATTAATCCATAAATCATTAGTTTGTATTTTACTAAAGAAATAATTTCCATAGTCAGATGATATTCTATAATAATCCCCTGTGCTTCTGTATAACAAAATAAATTGACCATTACTTGACCTTGCATTTCCAAATAATATATCTAAATCCATATCGTATGGTGATAAAGTCCACGTTGCACCAAAATCACTTGACAACCATAATTCTTTTATAGTTGTTATTGATATATATTGTCCATCAAAAGACATTCCTATTGATGATGTAAAATTAATATTACCAACATAAACACCACTCCACGTTACACCATAATCGTTTGATATATAAACATAATCTTGTTGTGGTGTTGAAACACCAGGTCCAAAACCTACAATCATAAACTTACCGTTAATAGATATTTTTGCTGTACTTGCATTAGTTGGTAATGCACTAACTTGATTCCAACTAATTCCATAATCGGTTGATAAAAATGGTTTTACATTATCTTGAACAGTCATCATATATTTGGCATCACCATAAGTAGCACCATAGGTTGAAGCTAAAATTCTATATTCAAAATTATATGCTGATGGGTTTGTTGTTGCTGTAAATGTATATGTTAATGTTGCACCGGTATTTCCTGTAACAGTTGTTATAGCAGTATCAACAATTCCGTTGTTATTATTATCGTCAGTAGTATAGTCTCTTCTAATTACGTTTATTAATTTATAATTAACTATATTACTATTTATCGTTATAGTTACCACATCGTTATTTAAAACTGATGTTGCATATAATCCTTCATCAGTTAGATAATCAAATTTTCTATCCTGACTATTAACCGTTATTTGAAGATTTTCATCTAATCTATTATATTCATATGGTAGAAAGGTAATAATTATTGAACCTATTGATGTTGTATTTGTGTCTTGATAAGACGGATATATTCTTGCTGTCATAATTTAATTTTAAGGGTAAGGACAATAGTTTAAAAATAAAGTACCATCTCCGTGATGAAAATCACCGTCAGTTGGATAATAAACATTACCAATATTAACAATATATTGATATTCAGGAAAATCTGCTAAACCATAATAACCATTATTAGTTTCTAAAATCCAACCAATAAATGTTCCACTTGTATTAAACCCTGGAGTTAATTGACCCCAATTATCACCATTTGTATAACGATAATAAACGAATGGAAGTTTGCCTGGATTTACTCCTGTATGGAAAATTCTGTTACCTCTTACAAATGTATAGTATCCATAACCTTGACTTACATAAGTCACATTACCATATACATAATCGTAATTACCAACATTGTTAAACCATATATTTTCATAACAACTTAAAACAGATGTTGGAGTTGGCGTAGGGGTCGGACCAGGTACATAAGTTGGGGTCGGAGTTGGAGTTGTGCCTGTATAACAAATGTTATATCCATAATAATCTGAATTACCTGTTAAGATATTATATGTTGCTGCAGTCGCATTAAACGCTGCACAACTTTCAAATACATTTGCACCAGTCCATTGTGTACTTCCTGAAGCACTCTCCCAAAACGTTGCTAATGCATATAATAATCCACCATTTACTGTATCCGAATAAAAATGCTGCATCATTGTATCGCATGACCAATCATAACAACTATCTGTTTCATAATCAAATTGTCCTATCTCTTCCATTGTATAAGGAACATAATTAACCGTTAATGGGCCACTTCTAAAGTCTCTTAATGTAGATGTAAATTGTGAAGTTTGTCCTGTTAAAGAGCCTACTTGATTATCATAATAGATTGACCAAATAAAGTTTGTATCTCTTAAATTAGGATTAGTAAAATCAGTTTTAAACTTATAACACATTGAAGGATTATCACAATAATAATATCTAAAATATCTATCAGGATATACAGATGGATTATTATTATACTGCAGCAATTCAACCTTAGTTAATTCCCTGTTAATTAAGTTAAAATCACTAATCTTATTTACGATAAAGTATTGCTCTTGTATTTTGATAATGTCCTGTGCTTTTAGATTTAATATGTCTGAGTATTTTAAATCAAAATAACCACTTAAAAGTCTTGTATTAGGGTCATATATATTTGTAAATCTATTGTTATAGAACACATTAAATACATCCTGTTCTGTATAGGTATTGTATGTTTGAACACCAACGTCTGTTGGTAATTCTGAGTTAAATAATATAGACAAGCTATCATTAACTATTTTATTTTCATCAGCTAATCCCATTGGCATTGTGTGAGATATTGATGGTATTACATCAAATGCACTAACGCCTGTGCTACCTGTTGAACTAGATTGTTGAAGATAAACTTGATATGAAGTAAATCCTTGATTCTTTTTATAAACCTCATTAACATTATCTATAAATGGATTAAATCCACTTGACCAAAACATTAATTTAGGCTTAGATTTAACACCTTTAAAAGTCCATCTAATTTGATTGTCGCAATCTTGTTGGTTTGTTGCTGAGTAATTAATGCCCAATGGAAGACCTATATTATCGTCCCACTTTCTGATTAGCTCAGGTGAGAATATTGTTTGTATTTTCTTTTCACTCGTTTTAAAATCTGTTGGACCAAAAAAGTTTTGTACACCATAAATTCTATTGTTCTGTAATTTGAATATTCTATTACCTTCATCACCATCTTCTAAGTCTGTTAATATCACATTACTTTCTAAAAAGTTAATTGCAGGTTCTATTGTAAATCCTTTATTGTATGATAGTTTTTGTGTCCAATCATATACTTCACCAGTTCCAACATAAAAGTCAAACGGTTCAATAATAATTACATTAGCTGTATCAGGGTCAGGAATAAATACCAAATTAAACTTTTTGGCAATTGAGCTTAATATATCAATCTGTTTAATTGTAGGGTCTATAATTGTATTAAAATCAACTAAATTACCATCAGTAATATTTGCACTATCACCAATCTTTTTAGGGAAATATTTCAATGTACTAATATCTGCAGTTGCAGTGTTTAATGATGTACCTACCACAAATGGAAGGCCAACGTTAGGTAATGTGCTTCCTGATGTACCTGCAGCAATTGATAAATCAAATTCTTGTAATGCTGAATAACGCAAACGTGTTTGTATTTCATCTAAACAATAACAAGGGATACCTGTTCCTAATTTACAAACTATAGCACTTACGTTATTTGATGGGTCTTGATAAAATATAACCTCAACACCTTCTAATGGTAATTGCTCAATATTAACTATTGTATAAGAAAATTTGGTTGCATTTGAACTAAAGTACCCGTACATATATAAACTCTTGAACCACGGTGTATTAAAAAAGTCAGACCTAACTGAATATCCGTAAGTCTTAAATATTAAATTAATAATATTATAGATTGATAATGCAGGTTTTAATTGATTATCTCTTAGACCACTTCCTTGTGAGTTAATAAAATAAGGTTGCCAACCTGCTGCTTCCGCTGCTGTAACACCTGTCCAACTACCTACAACTGTTGATGTATAAAATCTTGTTTGTTCTGCTGTAGCACCTGATAGATTTGGTAAGCTAACACAACTTGTTCCTCCTGTCGTTCCTGTTACGTTGGTATAGTTATATCCATTATGAACTATTGGATAGAAATATGGATAAGGTCTAATATCATCTAAATAAAAATTAGATTGATAGAATAATCTTGTTACCTCAGCATAACTAAATACGTGATTGAATGTATAGTCTTCGTCAAACCAATTCAAATCTCTTAATAGATTATTACCAATGCTACCGAATAAATCTGATACAGTTGAAAATAATGTTATATCATACTCAACCTTACTATTCAATACAGATACCTTATTCAATTTCATAAATCCCCTGAATAAAGGAACATCACCCAATAGCACATCTATCTGTTGTCTTTTGGTTGCATTGAAGAATAATGAGTTTGTGTCAACATTAAAGAAATTTTCAAAAAATGCATTATTCTTTTTAGAACCAGGTAAAGATAAGCCTACCGTATAGTCTGAGTTTCTTTTTGATATGTCCTGTATTTCTGAGAATGATTTATTAATCTTAATTGGAATATCAGAATATAAATCTAAATAATCGTATAACGTCACAGCTTCCCAATAAGACGGTGATACTGATGGGTAATTATCTAAGTTTGAATTTTGTAATGAACGCCATGTCGTACCTTCCCAACCAACAAGAACACTATAGTCGTATGTTGTTGTACTATCCCACGTTGCACCTGTAATATTTGTATCAGGTACATTTGTTTTAACTCGTAATACTGTTTGTTGTTGACTCATATTAGAAACCTCTATTTGCGAAGTACGTGTCTGCTGACTTGAACGTAATTCTGTACTTGTTTAGTTTTTTATGTTTTTTGGTGATGTGTTCCACTTCAGTTGATATAACTTGTAATGGTTTCAAATCCCAATATATTTTGTCTTGTCTATCCATTGGTGATATGTAGTTAGGCTTAACTTCATATACTTGTGGTGATGTAAATAATCCTTCCAACCAATTACCATAAGCATTTGATAGATAATCACTTTCTAAAACCATTTCTTGACTTACATCAGTTCCAAATGATTTAATTGAACGACCTACATTCACATCAGGCCCTGCTAAGTCAGTTGAGTAATATCTACTATCGTATGTCTGTGTTGTAATTTTCTGTGTGTTTTGTCTATACGATTGGAATGTGTAATAGTCATAACCACCTGCATCATTCAACCAACATATCCTTGTATTTTCAGGGAGGCAGTTGTTATATAGATAGAAGTAGAACGTTTCACTTACAGGCCCTACAGGACCAACTGAAGCACGTGATGCACTATTAGTTGGATAAGAATAATATAATTGAACTGTATAATAAGCTACATTATCCCACGTTTGGCCTGTTAAGAATAGATTGTTAATATCTGCAGGTCCACAAGGTAATGCAAATGGTTGTAATGTATCTGTATAACCTGTCGGTGATTGATAAGTTGTCCCACTAAAATTTAATTGCTGTTCCCAATATCCGTTTGTTGCAATTTTATTATTATTTGCATCATACAATTGAAACACAGCGTAGTCTGCTTCTATTACCATTCTATCTCCTGATTGTCCGTTTAAGTAAAATAATACATAATTTTCATCAGGTTGTATATACTGAATGCGAGGTGAATTGGTCATAAATCTTGCCGTTTCTGATTGCTCAGGAAGGGTCGGATAGTCCATTAGATATTGTGACATTGGACTTAATCTTCTGTATATATCCAATGTGTTAATTGTTAATCCATTACCCATAACAGTACCAATTTCCTGGTCGAAGTTTGGCAATAGATATTTATCCTTGCTCATTTGAAATTGACCACCCACATAATCAAAATAATTACCTGTGTTAGTAAAGCCTGATGCAGTAAAGCCTGTAGCATTAATACAGTTAGGTATATTTGTAAAATGATTTAAATCATTAATAGTCACAGGGTTTCCACCTTCATAATAAGTTCCACCCGAACTGTTTTGATACTTCCAACTGTATTTAAAATTAGCAGTAACGATATTTGGATACGGGTTATTAAGATTGATAGTATTTGTTGTATTATACCAATCGTTCTTCCAATAATATGTAAAGTGTTCTGATTGAACGTAGTTTGACATATAATCGTATGGACGTAAATTGAAGTTATAATAATAACTACCATTAGTATAATCAATACTATAAGGAACTAAAGACATGCGACCTACTATACTTTCTTCTGCATATAAATCAACGAATAATTCCATTGATGGTTCATATGTATCTCCTGTTAATACTATCCCGTAGTTAGCACCTCGCTGATAAATCATATCAGTGCTTCTTCTTAGTTGTGTGTTGTTGTTCAACCCGTTTGGGTATAAACTCTGGTATCCAAAATTAGCCATAATATTATATTCCTTCTATTGCATTTATTAAGTCTTCATAAGCTGCCTCACCTATCAATTCAGTAATACGAGGGTCACTCATAATCTTCTCAATTGATAGGTCAATAAAATTTGCAGGTCTTATTCCAAATTTCTTTATGTTTGTTTGTATTGCAAAAGCAAAACTTAAATTGCTTATGAATTGTCCTTTTTTGTTTCTTCCTTTTAATTTCCTATCCTTAATCCATTGTAATAAAGATTTGATAGGCACCTTACCTTTACCACTTGTTCTACCTGATTGAACGTACTGAGCATACTCTAGCATAATCACTTGTAATATCGTTTCATTCTTCTTTTCAATAGCTTGTACCTTAACGCTATCTCTTAATCTACCTGAAGCAATTTTATTACTTGTGCCTGTATATTTCGCATAACCAAAAGGATACCTTTTTTGTGCAAGACTATCCTTAATGATTTGTTCTATAATTGGTGCTATTGCATCTAAATCCATTCTTCTTCGTCTTTTAATTTAGGTCTTAGTTCTATGTTATAGGCTTCCATTGCTTCCTCAATTGAGTTAAACTCATCCCATCCCACATTAATTCCTTCAGGAGTGTACGCAATTTCTACCTCCATCATATTTCTTAATTCTCTTGTTGTCTTATCTTGATATTTTCCTTCTTCTATAAATAATTTATATACCATAATATTATCCTGTTATTGTCCATCCTTTACCTGTTGCTATTGCTCTCTGTGGTGCCGTTAAAGATGCTGCACCTGAAGCACCGGTAATGTTTATTGTTTTTCCTGTTACTACTGTTAAGTCATTGAATAAATCCACCAATGAACCTGTTCCCATATTTGTATAAGATACATTGACTTGTGGTGATGTACCCGCAAACATTGAACCTGTATTTGTTAATCTTACACCTGTCACATTTACAAATGTGGTTGCTGAACCACCATTCACACCTATTGAGTTTAACATTGCATTAAATGATAAACTACCTGTTAAATAACCACCAGCACCTGAACTAAATACACCTGATAATACTGAACCTGTTGTTGGTGAACCTAATGCACTTGTATTAGTTACATTTCTTAATGAATAATCAGTTATAAACATATTTTGTGATGTGGCCATTACGTTTGATGCTGTCGCCGGTAATGATACATTCATTAATGACCAATTTCCTGCGAACATATTACCTGTATTTGTACAGTTCGCCCAAGTTGTTGGTAATGTTATATTCGTTAATGAACGACAGTTGTTGAACATACTTGCACAAGTAAATGATGCAGTTGGCCAAGTTGTAGCAAAATTAATTGTTTCTAAAGTATTACAGTTTTGGAACATTGCACTAAAGTCAGTTAAACCTGCATTAAATGTTGCAGGTAATGTAATACTTTTTAATGATGCACAATCTGTAAAACAAGACGCCAATCCCGTACCTGTTAAACCTGTTGGCCAAGTTGTTGGGAAGTTATTTATTGTTGTTAATGCTACACAACCATTAAAGGTTGACGACATATTTGTAATTGTATTGGGTAAAGTTGGGGGTAAATTAATAACTCTTAAACTTCTACAACCAATAAACATATTCTGCATTGTTGTGATATTACCCCAAGGTGAATTTAATCCAATAATACTTTTTAATGACCAAGCATTGGCGAAGGTATTATTAAATCCTGTTGTTGTAATACCACTTAAAATTGATGGTAATGTAACTGATTGTAAAATTGTTGGATATACACTACTTCCATCACCAAACGCTGATACTAATGATGTTAAATTATTCGTTCCAAATACCGCCCATAATAACGGAACATTATATGTCCAAGTAGATATATTTGATGGTGTTGTTGGTCTTTGGCATCTAAATGCACTAATATTACCTGATGCATTATAAATTCTAATCTTAATTGTATTGTACCCATAACTTGTTGGTGTACCTGTACCCGCTGGGAAACTTCGTTGATATATTGTACCTGATGCTCTACCTGTATCAATTGTTCCATCACCCCAATCAATTGTATATGTTCCTGATGATGGTATTGATACAGAAAAGGCCATAACTGAATTATCAATAACCAATAAGTTAATTTCATTATTTCCTACACTTGATATATCTATCCAATCCGCCGGTTTTACCCAATCACTAAATGTTGGTGATAAAAAACTTCCTACTGCCATATTATTGTATTATTGTTTCTGTTATGTTTATTGTTGCTGATATATTTGATGCAGGTTGATAAGTTGAGAATAATCTAACACTACCTGATATACTATTTGTTGTTGGTAATACTTGTGCATTAATCACAGTTTGAACACTTGAGTTTGATGGTATAACCATTACACTTGATGCTGCAGTTATTCCTGTATTACTATAATCGTATATATATAAACTTGAACTTAATGACCAACTACCTGAGTTTAATGTAACCCCTGTAACTTGTATTACACTTGAACCACCACCACCTGTTGCTGAAGTTCCTGATGTACCTGATGAACCATTCGTACCTGAAGTACCGTTTGTTCCTGCTGCACCACTCGTTCCTGACGTTCCTGATGTACCTGCAACAACACCAACTGATGTTATAACATATGAATATTCATTTCCTTCAGTATAGTAACCTACACTCTTAGATGAACTTTCATTATTATTCAAATAGATTTTAACCATCATTCTATTTGTTGGGTCAATACTTGTTGATGGTAATACTACATCCACATAAACCTCTGATGGGTTTCCACTATTCCACGTAATAATATTTGCTGATGATGTAATTAAACTACCAATCGTTCCTCCTGTTGAGTTAGTTAATTGTAATGTAACATAAACATCTATATCGTCATTTGATGCAGGTTTTAATAAATGTAAATGGAAACGTTGAACACCTGCAGGAATTAAACTAAATCCTAATTGAGGTGTGATATAACTCTGAACCAATACATTTTGTTGTGTATTTGTTAAGTTTGTTGTAACTATTTGTGTTGTTCCTGTTGTTGGTGTTTCAGATAATACTTTATTTCCTGCTACATCACTTGTTTCTGATTGATTGAAATAATATGTTCTACCTGCACTAATACCGTTCTGTCCTGAAGTACCTGAAGTACCATCCGTTCCATTAGAACCTGAAGTACCATTTGTTCCACTTGTTCCATTTGTACCATTACTTCCTGAAGTACCCGAAGTACCTGATGAACCTGAACCATTACTTGCACCCAATGCTATACATTGAATATAACCTGTGAAACCTGAATATGTTGTTGTTGTTACATTATTAGTTATTGTTAATGTAAAACCTGATGCTGTTTTTCCTGTAATATTCCAACCAAAATTTAATAAACTACCTTCTGTTAAATCTCCCCAATATTGTTCTGCACCTAATGATGGATTTGAACCTGGTGTATATTGAACATCTATTGAATAATCTGTTGAACTAAATGGTTGTGGTAATGTGAATGATTTACTTGAATATTGTGAACCATCCCAAACCCAACCTGATTGTGTAAATTGTATATTTTGTGCAGGAAGACCTAATGCAATACCACTCGTTCCTGAAGAACCATCTGTACCATTGCTTCCTGATGTACCGTTTGTACCTGAAGTACCGTTTGTTCCATTAGAACCTGAACTACCTGAACTACCATTACTTCCTGAAGTTCCATTTGTACCACTTGTTCCATCTGTTCCATTAGAACCACTTGTTCCATTTGAACCTGATGTACCATTAGAACCTGAAGTACCTGATGAACCATTAGACCCACTTGAGCCTGAAGTTCCATTTATACCCGATGTTCCTGAACTTCCATCAGTACCGTTGCTTCCTGATGTACCATTTGTACCATTGGAACCTGACGAGCCTGAACTACCATTTGTACCTGAAGTACCGTTTGTTCCTGCCTGTGTGAAGATGCTCCAATAAGTTACTTCTATTGAAGGTATTTTATTTGTGTTTGCAATAATAGCTACATAAGAACTACCATTGAAATAAACTACATCATCAATTTGATATGCTGTTGCATTACTCCAATTACCTTCCCAATTAAATCCTCTACCACTTGTACCTGATGTTCCTGATGTACCAACAACAGTTGCACCATTAACGGTAAAAGAACCTGAGATATTAACTTGTGTTAAACTCATTTGTAATGGACTATTATCTCCATCACCTGTTTGTATTGTTTGAAGCACAGGTGTTAAACCATTTGTGCTATCTGTCATTTTTAATAAACCCTGATAAGAACTACTTACATAGAGATTGTTTAATTGTCCCATACTATACTAATATTTTATACATTTTGCCATTCATTATTTACCTTCCTCCATAATTGATTTACTTCATCCCAAGTCAAATGAGGTGAGAAACTTGACACAGGTAATACACATCTATTATAATCAAATTTCTGTGTCATTGAAACATTTAATATCCATCCTGCTAAATTAGTTTCTGTCTTTTCATACATTATTTCAACAGGTGCATCAAAATCTGCTTCATATTCCGATAGATACATTTTACTGAATAAATCCTTTACCAATTCTAATGTGTCCGATAATACGTATGTAAGGTTGGATAAATCATCATTCAACTTGTCTACGAAGTATATCTTCCACTTTATGTGAACGTGTCCCGTATGGAAACGTGCTAAATCATTTTGCACATACATACGAGGATACTTAGGTTCTTGTTTTGTTATTATATCATTTGTTAATTGAGGCACATCCCCAAATCCAAATGAGTTAATCTGTTCGTGTAAGTCAGCAAAGGTTTGAAAATCTTTAATCACCACTCTATAACTTTCAAACGTTTGGTCTTCAGGGAACCCGTAACCAAATGCAACAGGTGGTGTACAACTGTTATAGTCAAACTTAATCTGTACAGAAAAGTTAATCGTCCATCCTGCAACATTATCCTCAAAGCGTTCTAAGAAACTATATACGTCAGGCTCCTGGTCAGGAATAATGTCCCAACTAAAATCTCCATATCGTTGTGTATAAGACTGTAATAATACGGTCCAAACATCTTTTGCAATTTCCAATGTATCTGATAAAACATCATCTAAGTTTGTTAAGTCGTCATTTAGTTTATCCATTATAATACAACCGAAATTGTAGTGGATATGGTATTGATTTAATTCAACGTTACCAGGCACCAAATACATGCGAGTATATCGTGGTGCTTGTTTGGTATCAATATCATTCGTACACTGTGCTAAGTCACCAAAACCGAAAGAATTAATCTGTTCGTGGTGATATGCAATAGATGCAAAATCAGCTACCAGTTGTTTATAATCAATCATATAAGTAAATATAAAAAAGTGTTAGGTGTGTTGTGAAATTATACCTGACCCATTATTTTCTTCTGTGCTTTAAGTTGTTCCTGCTCATATGCTATAACATAACTAAGTTGGTTCAATACTTCAACCACATTCATTTTATATATTATGTTATGCTTCGTAATATCATTTTCCGATATTTTGTTGACAACAATAAACCATCCGAAGGTTTGTGTGAACGAATCTTGTAGACCATCCTCCACATCATCCATATCATTTTGATTTGATGCCAAAAACTCAGCTTCACGTTCATCGTAGTCGAAGATGTTGGGGTATATTCTAAAAACATCCTTGCGAATGTTGTAAAAAAAGTCTGTGCTGCCAGCACGTACCTCACATCTAATTCCTTTTTAAATAACTCAGCTCTTTTAATCATGCTGTCCATATCATATGGTTCAATCTGAAAGTTGTGTCTTGATACTTCATCTACAATTGGTCTATACATAATTGCTGCAAGTATATGTAGATGGTCTAATAAGTCCTGTGGTTTCTTAGTTGATATTGTATCCATATCAATAAACTCAGCAAATGTTAAGTCCCTCCAATTAGGAAAAAACCCGTACTCAATGCCGTTTAATTCAAACCTATCCTCAAACTTAACTGTCTCAGTTGTTGGCATTATTTTTAATATCGATGCTGCAAGGAATGCTATTTCTTCAAATCCTCCCTCTAACAAATCCTTTAAAGGTGCATCCGTTACCGTACTTAATATTTTAGCGTAGAAATAATCATCGTTGAATAAATCTTTTATCTTATATATCTTTACGTAATTTTCTATCGTCATTACTTCAGGAAGATAATACTCCTGTCCTTCAATTCTAAATTTTATCATATAAAACTAATTGCGTACCTACCGGTACTTTTTAAATTCTTTATTTGGAAGTACATACCCATTGCTAATGCATCAGATAAATCGGGTGACTTACCCAATAACCTTTTCATATCGTCCTTAGATTGTACTGCTACTTTATTATCTCTATCAACATCTTTAAGTTTCACCGCCAGTAATTCCTGAGTTAGTTCATCTATAATGGATGGGTTCATTATGTTTAGGCTTATCTTTCCCTCGTTAAATAGTTCAGATAATTTGACATAACATTGGCTCTTTAAATTAGCGAAATTTTGCTTGTGTAATGCTGATGAGTTATTGACGAAGTTTGTTCCTTTAATCTGGTCCGCAACTCCTCCGCCTACGCCATCAGAGTCCACAATCACGTTATTAGGATGTACCCCGTATTTCGCAATTAGCTCCTTAATTTCAGCACTTAGTTCTGTGGTCGATAGTTTGTTATAGACATAACATTCTAACACAACCAGTCCACTCCAAACCATTACAACTGACCTATCTGAACCAAACCTTGCTACGTCCACAGATAAATATTTCTTATCCGTTAATTCAGGCTTGTGTTTAAATACACTATCACTAATCTTATCAAAATTGAATAGACTATCATTATCATCTAAATAATCCCAATCACCTTCTAACAATCTTTTACGTTGTTGTTGTGGTAATGTCTTTAACATATCAATATAAGATGGTGGTAAGTACGGGTTGTCCATTGGCAATGCAGGTACGAACGCTTTATCAGGTTCTAATGTATCCTGTACAAATGGTAAGTAAAAATCTTTCTTAATCCAATTCTGACCAGGGTTGCAGGTCAATAACATCTTAGGGATTAACTTGTACTTGTTTAGTTTAAATCTTATACGTGATTTTAATATTGAATAACATAAATGCGATACCTGTGCAGCTTCATCTATGAAGACAGCCGATACCTCAATACCACCTAAAGAATCATAGTTGGCATCTGAGGGTTGATATGCTAAGTCCTTTAATATAATCTCACTACCGTTGTTGAATGTCATTTGATTTGACTGTCCATTGAATGTATAATGCTCACCTGATTTTAGTCCCATCATTCCTAACACTTCAAATAAAGTATTAAGTGTGGTCTGCTTTAATTGCTGTAATACTGTACGACCAATCAAACATCTGATACCTTCGTACTTCAAACACAACGTTGCTATCCATACACAACCCAACCAACTCTTTCCTCCACCTGCTGAACCACCATAGACAATTATGTTTGTGTGGTCATCTAACAATAATTTAAAGCATTGCTTTTGTTTGGCTGTTGGATTAATCTGTATTTCCATATAAAAAGTTTAATGCAGTTAAATCCTCTACATCTATATTATCGTTTATTTCTCTGTCCCATTGATTTGGGTCATGCTGTAAATCACAATCAACCCTGCCTCTTGCACATCTTAACATCCAATCCTCTTTTGTCTTGTTATGATAGTGATTAATATAGGCCACATCTATTGGACCGTTCTGATTGAATGGGCCTAAGAATTTATAACCTCGTGTGTCTATTGCAAAATTGTTTGTATTATGTGGCATATGCATCCTGTCATTTGACCTGCAATTAACCAATACTTTAATGTGTTCGTTAGGTGCTGCACCTCTTTTGGTGAACATAGTAAGTAATGAATTACAATATCTATTTACTATACCCATATTACCAAACATACACCAATTTAATGCTATTGCATTACTCTTACCTTTATATTCTTCTATTAGTTCCTTTATGTTGTTGTGCTTCTTAAGAACGATAAACTCATCACAGTCTATAAAGCCTACCCAATCATATTCTGTATTGGTATCTAAAAAATCATTGTAGGCTTTTAGTTGTATTGAACCACCGTTATATATACGTTTTTCTAATATTGGATGTTCTAATTTACATTCCCAATCGTTCTGATACATAATGACTTTATCGAAGCCTAACTTCTGATTATAGTTCAACCATTCCTCTAAGTAATAGTCTTCCCATTTTGCTACGCAAACTAATGCTACTTTAATTTCTTTCATATATATGTATATATCTTTTGTTAAAAACGACATTTTACAATCGGTTGGAGCAAAAAAATTAGTCCAAGTTTATGTTGATACTTATTGGCTGTCCATTTGATGTAATATCAATCTTCTTCGAACCCTCCAACGAATGTATCTTCGCAATATCTGCCAACACTTCACGTTCCACTCTTTTGTTTCGGTCTTCTCTTGACCTTTTAAGTAAGTCATATAATTGGTTTAAATGGTCTTCCATTATTTCTTCGTTATTGCGTTGGAACCTTTCTTTCAATCTTACTCTTGCTTCCTTCCACAAATCTTCAGCACGTCTTGTTGACATACCAAATTCCTTAGCAGCTTTTTCTTTAAACTCATTGTAAGATAAATGTTCATACAGCATTAACTCAAATACTCTATTCATCCTTTCTTCAAATTCTAATTCATCAGTCTTCCTTCCTGCTTTATTTTCTTTAGCCATTATTTCATTGATTTAATGTAGTTAGTGATAAGTGAGTATTGTCTATTCCCACAAGATTTGCAGTCATAATCAAACTTACTACCAAATAGAAATATAAAAACT